TCCGCCACCTTTTATCGTTTCGTCTTTTACGAACTTTATTTTGTCCGGTATGTATTGAAAACCGATTGAATGTTCTTTGATAATTCCATCCTGATAATCCATGAACGCATCATCACCATCGGTTGATCGACCAAGTTGACCAACCGCATAAAGACCATAATCATCTTCATTTAATTCAACGAATTTTCCGATTTGCTTTTCCCAATCGTGATGACGTAAAAAAGCAATCTTTCGATTTGACGTTGACTTAATACCGCGTTCTTTTAAGGATTTTTTAAATGCACCTTTTTTGATGACATCCATGTCGGAATCAATTGCATCAAATTTTGAAAGATACACCGCCACTTGCCTTGATCCGGTGTCAATATCTTTTATTTCAAAAGATTCTTTTAAGTTGTAAAAGTTATTTTTCATATTATTTAAAATTGTTCGGATATTAACCATGTAAATTTTACCAATAATAACCCACCAAATAATTTAACAAACATTTCTTGACTTGTAAATAAACAAGCAAACGCCGTTGCATATCCCATGAAATAATATAGGAACGCTAATATATTTTGATGTTTTCTTATGCTCATTTTCATTCAATTATTGGTTCAGGTTCAGACCATTCAGGACTTGACATCAACGTCAAACATTCCGCATGACTTAATGTTGATACCGGAACAATCGTTCCATCCGAAATGAATGTTGGTTCGTGTTCGTGTTCGTATTTCAAAACAAACAATGTTTCATCAAGACTTTTGCGAATTGTGTTTTCACTTGTTTCACCCACTTGTGAAAAGTCTACATTGAGCAAATCCGCAATGTTTACAATTATGTATGTGTCCGGTAAATGGCTCATATCTTTTTTTTATTTATTCGTTTTTATGTTGGTACATCCGTTGTCCTATTTGCTTCTGCCATATTTAAACCGTTTCCATCATTACCACCACTTCCTTGATCCGTTAATAGCCATTTGCTACCGTTCCACGTTCCGTTTTCACCCATTCTCCACCAACCAACAGGACTTAAACTACTAATGTCATTTGGCACTCCACTATTATATATGCTTGTAACATCACTTGCTGAAAGTTCTGAATCAAAATAGCTTACTTCATCCTGTAATCCGTTGAACTCATAATTGTAGCTACTTGATGTCCCACTTGCACCTATTAAAAAGTCCATAGTTGTATTCTGCAAGTTTATAGGAGTATTTGTAACACCACTTCCTAAAGTTTTTAAATTATCATTTATATATAATTTCATTCCAGCCTGTGTACTACTTCCATCATAAGTCCATACTATATGATGCCAAGAACCATTATTTAGAGTTGTAAAATTGAAAGTATTAAACAAACAGGCACTTGAATAAGTACCTATTAACATATAGATAGTACTTCCGTTTGAATAAATCCGAACTCCTTTAGCACTTACTTGCGATTTTCCTAAAAAGGTTTGAATACCACCCCCACTCGCCCTTTTAATCCAAAAGCTAAAACTAAAAGCATCCGAACCATCCTGCCTCATATTTAAGACGTTGCCCATATTTACAAAATCATCAACACCATCAAAAGTCAATGAATATTGATTTGAGTATGCTGGTGTACCACCTGTTCCTGTTAAGTTAGTTTCTGGACTCCAAGAGTCAGCGCATATTTCTCCAAAATCTATTGTATTATTTGTTGCTGATTTTCCGAATCCGTTTGTATTGTTTACTGCTGCCTGTCCCCAGTCTATCGTGTTTGCCATTTTTAATATGTTTTATGTAGTACAAAGTTTGCTGAATAAATCTGGTCTTGTGTTTTAGCTTGTCCCCATTCTGCCGTAATATCTAAAGTGTTTGATACAGTAGTATCAAAAGTTTCTACATCTTGAAAAACAAAGCCCTCTAAACTTCCTGTATCTCTATTGTATGCAAAGTTGCCATTTGTACACATTGAACCCGTTGCTCCAATAGCTGCCACCGTAAAATCAAGCTCACATTCCCAACCCATTCCGGTAACTGCCTCTAAAGTAATTACTCCTGTTGTTGCTAAAACCGTGCTACCTGTTTTTATTCTTATTGTAATTGTATCGTTGTTTTGTGCCGATATAACACCCCCTATCTTTGCGTGGTATGAATCTCCAACTACAAAGGCATCTGCTGGAACGCTTAAACTTCCTACCCCTGTTCCTACAACGCTTGTTTCTGTTGTTGTGTTTGTTAGTGTTGCACTTTGAACAGTTTGTGCATATAAACCACTTGTAGAAACACCAAAACTTAAAGCACCAGCACCATCCGTTTTCAAGACGTTTCCACTTACTCCATCTGCCGTAGGAAATGAATATGCATTATTGAAGCTTATAACATCAGCAGCACTAATTTTAAAGACATCTGCGCCACTATTTTGCAAAGCCAAGTAGACACCGTTTAAATCTACTGTTCTATTGCTTCTAATCGTGCCATCTACAAGATATATATTTTCTCCAGCAATAGCTGATATCTCTGCACCTGTGATTTTCTTTGAAACGTAACCACCAGCACCATCACTTTCAGCAATTACAAATAAATCGCTATTTGATAAATTAGCACTCTTTGCCGTTAGATCGCTTATCTTTATTTCTGCCATAATATTTATTTAAAAACGTCTCTAAACGCTTTACGTTTTTATTCTTTGCTTGATACTTTTTTTTCATAAAACCCAGCCTGGAAAGTTATTGTCAGTACTTGGGTAAACATCTCCATTTGAGTTAGTACTATATTCTGGAAATAGATTACTATTACTGCATATATAATCTAAAAATCTTTGTCTATAATGCTCTGCCGTTTGTCTTTCCTTTTCTCTAAGAAAATCCACCTCTTCCTTGCTTAATGTTTCACTATTCTCAGAGCCATGTTTATATATTCCTTTGTTTCCTATAGTATATGCACCATAAGGCAAATATTCCACCATAGCATAGTGAATTAAGGTAGGCTTAATATATGTGGTAAGTAGATTTAAATATGGATCAGCTAAAGTTTCAGCAATTATATCCGCTTGTATCTTCTCTAATAAATCCGTTCCTGTCATTGCCTGGATATGTATATCCTGTGCAATGCTTATATATTGAATAAACTTATCCGTGTCCACATTTCCATTCATGGTCGTGAATTTTACAACGTCTGTTCTTGATATTAATAGTGCCTTTGCCATTTTTAACCTTTATAATTTGGATGATGTCCTTTGTCTCCTCTGCTCCATTCAGTCTGTGCGGCCCTTTCTCTTCCTCTTGGAGTTGGCATGTAGCTTTTAGGGATACTTTCAACCTCTGCGCTACTGCTCAATGCCTTATCCTCATAATATGAGCCATCTTTTTTCTTCTTGAGCTTATAGAGTTGCTCAGTCCAATAATGTCCACAATTAACACCGCCCTTAAATTTAAATAGATCATAGTTTTTGCCCTTATGGCCTAACTCTCTATTTACACCCTCTCTCGATGCTTTATCTATATCCTCAAGCCTATATACTACACCATTGTTAGTTCTCTGCATCATCTTAACGCAGAAATCTCTACTCTCGCCAGGCCCACCTAAACCCTTTGTGTAGCTATATCTTACTTTGTATACTGATTTATCTAATTGACTTGATCTGCTTGGAAATGATTTTATAACGTCTGCTAATTTTTGCAATGTACTTTTATTCTTTTTTTCGTATTCTTTAATCCAAGTATCTACATTGCCATTATTATCGCTATATGCACGCTCCTCTACTAAGTCCCATACATCGCTAATCTCTTCGCCAGCTAAACTATCCAGAATTCGCTCGCCATCCTTATCAGATATATCTTTATTTAACTCTAAACCTGTTTCCTCTTGTGCTTGCTCCTCCGTTTGTACGTTTTCTAAATCAATAAACTCTAAAGGTTTTAGCGTTCTAAAGAATAAATTAAGGCTAATGCCATTATAAGCAAGTATCTGATCGAAAGCATCTAATAAAAGTTCTTGCATCGGTGCTATTACCATATTTGAAAAGAGCGCAAAGCTATCTTTTAACTCGTCTGCATTGCTGGAGAATCCATTAGAGCTCGCAATTCCAAATAACAAAGGACTCGTTACGTTATGAGAAAGCATAATCTTTCTTAAACACTCCTCACTAAGAGTTGAGTACAAATCTGGAGCATCCTGTACGTTTAAAGCGTCTACTGTTGTCTTAGATTCTGAATTGTTATTAAAGGCTACAATTACCTTTTCTCCACTCATGCCT